TAAATAACAGAAAAAGAGCAAAAGTGTTACAAGAATGGGGAGTTGATTATATAACGACCGATAAACTACTTATCAGCGAAATATAAGTATTATAAAATAATTATACTACTTTTGCGATTTTAACATTTTTCAAACATTTCTTAAACATTTCTCAAACAATTAAATTATAAAATCATCACATCAAATAAATATTATACCTTAAAATAAAGGGAGGAACACGGATATGTATGCAATCGAAACCACCGGATTATCAAAATCCTTTCGCAATATCTACGCCGTACAGGATTTGAATATGAAAGTACCCGAAGGCTCTATATACGGATTTATAGGTGAGAACGGTTCAGGTAAATCCACAACCGAAAAACTTATAAGCGGTCTTTTAGTGCCAAGCGGCGGTGATATTCGTTTATACGGTAAACACTACACCGACCCCGGTGTTCGCGCAAGAATGGGTGTGTTAATAGAAAATCCCGGTTGTTTTCCGGGAAGTACGGTTTATCAAAACCTTATGATGCAAGCATTGAACCTTAGCATTAAAAACCCGAAAGCAGAAGTAGAGCGCGTTCTTAAATTCGTAAATATGCAGGGTGCGGCAGACCGCAAATTCAAGCAATGCTCTCTCGGTATGAAACAACGGCTCGGCGTAGCGCAATCGCTTCTCGGTCGCCCCCGGCTGATGGTGCTTGATGAACCGATTAACGGACTGGACGCAGACGGTATGAGAATCGTAAGGGAAACTCTTATCGAAATAAACCGCGAGGAAGGCGTTACAATCCTTATCAGTTCCCACATTCTCGGCGAATTATCTAAAATCGCCACGCATTATGGCATTATCCGTAGCGGTACGCTGATAAAGGAAATGCAAGCTGATGAAATGGGCGAAGAATGCCGCGACTTTGTTTTCGTAAAAACAAACAACGATATGAAAGCTATTTCCATTCTTTCGGAGAAATATAACGAAATTGAGCAAAAAGACGAAGGAATCCGCGTTTATAACGAAACGGAAAGCTCTAATGTCGGCGGTATGTTATACGCAAACGAAATAGCCGTAAACGAAATAGCGTTCAAAAAAATCGGTCTTGAAGAATATTACTTGCGGATAATGTCCCGCAGAAAGGAAGGGGCTTAAAATGGCTAACACAAAAAATATTGTTGGTAAAGAGGTTTTTGAAAACCCGAAGTTTACCGATAGGGTAAAATCAATGTTGAAACTCGATTTTTACAGGCTGCTCCGCTCTCCGATTTTCTATATCATGCTTGCGGTTGCCGCCATTATTCCCGCTATGGTGCTTTCCATGTCGGGCATGGAAACAACTTTGCCGGACGGCACAGTACAAGCCGCGATAGAATTTGAAAACACTTGGCAAATGGTTGAATCAAAAGGCGGTTCTGCCATTGCCGACAACCCTCTTGATTTCGGTGGGTTTATGAATATAAATATGCTGTTTATCTTCGCAGGATTGCTCATGGCTATCTTCATCGCACACGATTACAGTTCCGGCTTCGTTAAAAATATCTTTACCGTTCATTCCCAAAAAGTAGATTATGTTATCTCGAAAAGCGCAATCGGAATTTTTAGCGGCGCGGGAATGATAATCACTTATGTTTTGGGTGCAGTTATCGCCGGATTGCTGACGGGAAAAGCATTTGATGTGAATGTGAGCGGTTTGATAATGTGCTTGATTTCAAAAGCGTTTTTAATGGGTGTGTTCTGTTCATTGTTTTTAAGTGTAGCCGTATTTTTCAGAAACAGGCTTTGGCTTACGATAATATTTACTTTCCTTTTTGGAATGATGCTTTATCCGGCAGCAAGCGTCGCTACGCTTAGTTCAACCGTAATCACGGTGTTTATCACATTGTTAGTTGGCATAGGTGGTGCGGTTGCGATAGGAGCGGTTTCAAATCTTATTCTTAAAAAACGCGATTTGGCATAACAACAAATATAGTCCACGGGACGTAAAGTGAAATAAATTTAAGAGGAAAAGGAGGAAACAAAATGAAAAAAATCAGTCTTGCTACAATGATAATCGCTATTGTCGCAGTTGGCGGTGGTACGTTTGCGTATTTCAAAATTCGTAATAAATGAAAACGCGATTGGTGTTATTGCCTTAACGTACAAATACATTAAGGCAATAGCCGATTAAAAACAATTAAATAATTTATCTTTTTAATATTTCTCAAACATTTCCCAAACAAAACTTAAACAATTCGGCGATATAATGTATTTAACAAAAATAAAATTAACGGAGGTAAAAGCAATGCGTAAAGTATTAGGTATCATCATCAGTTCAGTTGCGGCGGCAACGGCGATATTAGGCATAGTATTCTTTTCTGTAAGGCGGAGCAGAAAATATCAGAATTAATAAAACCATTCCCAATCGGAGGTGATGTCAAATTAACAATGGTATTCACGAGGAAAAATGGCTGATGTGTCCTGTTTGCGATAATAAGACCCGAATAAAAGTAAAACAGAACACCGTGCTTAAAAATTTTCCATTGTTTTGCCACAAATGCAAAAAGGAAGTAATAATTGATGTTGAAAATTTGAATATGTCTGTTATCAAAGAGCCGGACGCTACGACGCAGAGCCGATAACGTGTGATTATAACACAGTTATCGGCTCGTTTTATTTTAAGAGAAAATGATAGGTAGTTATAATACAGAAAATCTCGGTAAAATGAGATGTTATTATAAAATTACGGAAAACGGCAGAATACAGCTTGCTTTATATCGTGAAGAATGGTTGGAATATACTGCTAAAATTGACACAATTTTAAAATAACACTATTTTAGCCTCGCTGATACCAAAAGCGAATTAAATAATTGGCAATTTTTTACTTTTTAACATTTCCCAAACATTTCCCAAACAAAATTCAAACAACTTAGTTTTATAGTAAGGGTATAAAAAATAAAAAAAGGGCAACGCCCAAAATTTGAAAGGAGCATATTATCATGGCAAACAAAAATTTTATCGGAACAATTACAGAAGGATTTGCGGTAAGCACCCGCAACATTCAAACAATCAACAGAGAAAACATGGCGGCAGTCATAGCCGATACAAAGGCTAATTTCGACGAAGCTACCGCGCCTAATCCCGGCATGGTTAAATTCATGGAAGCAAAAGGATTCGGCAACAAAGTTAAAGTAATCGTAGAAAACATCAAAGAAGGCGCAAGAGAAAACACAAAAAAAGAAAATGCGCGTCGAGCCGAGATTCAAAGCCACGAATCGTATAAAACACTTTTAGTAGACCAAAGAGTAAAGTGTCAAGCGACGATTAGACGCTCATATTGAGGAATGAGGAGTTAGATAAAAAAGCAGAGGAATTAATCCTCTACCTCTTTCGCTTGGGTTATTCCGTTGGCAGTAGCTTCAACGATAATTAAGTCTTTATCATCAAGGCTGTCTAAAAGACTGTCCAACTGCCTTCGCCGTGTGCTTTTATTTGGCTCAACGGTTGGATAAAAAAACTGGTCAACAGAAAGATTGAACAAGGTAACGAGTTTATAAAAAATTTGCAGGCTTGGGTGCTGTCCTTTATTTTCGATATTAGTTAGGTAACGGGGGTCAATGTGAATTTTTCCGGCTGCTTCTTCTCTGGTCATACCTTGTTTATTACGAGCGGATTTTATGGCTTGACCGAATGCCCTAAAATCATATAAATCTTCTTTATTACGCATACAAAACCCTCCTATATAATTTTACAGTTCATATTTTGATTTTTACAGGATTAGTAAAACGTATTGATAGGTTTTGTAATTCCTGTTCGGTCTTGAAAATTAAGAATTACTGCCATGCGGCTAATAAAAAAAAGCCGCTATATGGCAGGAAATTCTCATGCCTTTTTAATGCGAACGGCGGCTTTTGAAATACAAGAGCCGCCGTTTTTCTATTTGCGAGTTTTTATTAACTAAGCAAACTATGTCTTAACGGCGGCAAATATGGAGGATTCCGCCGTGTTATTAAATTATAATCGACAAGAATATGTATTTTTCTACTTATTAAAAAAAGATTAGCCCCTCAACGGGATATTTACGTCCTCGAACATGGTTTTACAGACTACATAGCAGGAACACACAAAGCGCAATGTAAAAAGAAACTGATAAACAGTACATTTTTTATTGAAAAAGATGAATACAAACCGCCCATTAGAGGGACTACATACATAAAATTAAATATCAAAAGTGCCGCGATTTCCAACAAGGGAATCGCGGCACTTTTTTATTCGACAGATTTTTATGTTTTATCTGTTGTTTTTATGTTCTTCGACGGCGTTTGCAAAGAACGTATATCAGCATTTCAACAGCTATTCACTTTTTTATTTAAGCAAATAGCGGACAAGCCTTGCTTTAATCCCGGCTGCCGTTCGCCTCCATTTTTGGATTTTTGTCAGAACCCAAAACAAAAATTCAAAATTTCGGAGGTAAATATGAAAACAACTTATCTTGTGTGGAAAAACACGTCTTGCAACGGAATAAATCCCGATTGGCAGGAAATTAGCGGGCAGGATTTTTACACCCTTGTAAATTCGCCCGAAGGTAAAAGTCGCTTTTTTATCAAACTCGACAGCGCAGATACCGAAAGCGGCGACGGCGCGATTTTTATGGAATCGTCAAAAACCGATTATGAAAAATGGCGCACAGAAAAAAACCACAGCGACTATATCGGCAGACAGCAAAGGAAAAGCGGTTATCAAGTCATTTCTTATCACGCGATGGAAACCGATGATAGCTATTCCGGCGAGGAAGTTATCGAAGATACCGGGACAAACATTGAATCGGATTTTATTAAATCCGTTGAACAGGGTTTGTTAAAAGAAGCGTTGGAGCAATTATCCGAGGACGAATACCACTTGCTTGAATATCTGTATTTGTCCGGCGACAAAGGGACAGTACGAGGATATGCGACTATGACGGGTATTCCAAGAGCAACCGTTCAAGACAGAAAAACAGCCATTTTGAAGAAAATAAAAAATATTTTTTGAAAGTGGTCGGACAAATCAAAATTTAGTCAGCAATAGATAAGTGAGAGGACAAATTTATATCTTCTCGTTGCACCTTGACAACTGAATATAACCCAACACCGAGTAATCAGCCGCGCCGCTTGCCATGAAAGCGTCATGCAGAGCGAGCCGCGCGGTTGTAACTATGATACTCCCCCAAAGCTATCTGGAAACGGGGCTTGCGATGAAGCATGAGCAAGGGAAGTATGTGCCGTCTGAAAGAGGTCGGCGGGTGCTTTCGTGGGAACGGGGCGGTTTACCGTCAATGTTCCGTCGGTGTTACGAATAAAAAGCATATTTCTTAAAGCCGTTTGACGGCTCTGACTATGCGCCGTGAGCGTGTCCAATAAAAAACGACTGCTCCGGCGTATCACAGTACCGTCAAATGAAAATGAAACAAGAGGTGAGAAAAGTGGCTTACGACATACTCGCGGAAATAAGCCGCGAGATACCCGAACAATGCGTCGGCATTAGAGGGTTCATGTTTACAGCCTACGACTGCGCCGTGTTTGAAAAGGAATTAGACGACGAGCGTTTAGAATACTACGCCGTCAACCTACAAAGCGGCGCAAAACTCACTCTTGAACGCCGCCGAACCTATATAACACAGGCAAGCGTAGAAAAATTAATCTGTAAACTCCGCGATTCACGGATAGCGGGATTAGGCAGACTTCAAATTCACGGCGAACCGCCATTACCGTTATCGAAATTGAAAACAGTATTAAACGAATTATTCCGCGAAATATTACCGCAACACGGCTATACAATCCGCGAGGGGCAAATACAGCTTGCTGAACAACTGCTCGAAAAAATCGCGGGGCGGCAAGTATTGATTGCCGAAGCGTCAACAGGACTTGGCAAAACGCTTGTATATATCCTTGTCGGCGCATTAATTAAACGAAGCGGAATAAACCAATCATGGAGCGGAAGTTATTACCCCGGCATGAGCGCGGTGGAATGGCAGCGCGTTCCAATCTGTATCAGCACATCGTCAATCGCCTTACAAAAATCCGCGCTTGCTTCTATAAAGGATATTTCAAAAATCCTTATGGATAACGGCGTGATTAAATCGCCGCTTCGCGTGTCATTGCGGAAAGGGCGAACAAATTATATCTGCGAACATAATCTGCTTTCATATATGCCGTATGAAAAATATGGCTCTATATTGGAAGAATTAAAGCGTATTGTTAGCAAAAAATTGATTGACTTTGCGGAAACGGACGGCTTAACGCGACACGTAAAAAGGAATATTTGTGTTCCGACGAAATGCTATGAAAATTGTCCTTACATAGAGGATTGCCGTTACATGGCTTTTCGTGAGGACACAAAAAACAGCGAGTTTGATTTTGTCATTACGAACCACAATCTACTGCTTATGGACGCGAAGTTAAGAGCGGAAGGAAAAAAAGGCGTACTGCCCCCCGTTCAGATGTACGCGATTGACGAAGCGCACCAATTATCGAACGCGGCGCGGTCTATCTACGGCGCGGAGTTATTAACCGAAACGATACCGAATATAGCAAAAAGGCTTCTTGCGTTAAACTATACGCCGCAATTTATAAGAAACGACGATTGGCGCGAGATACGCGATGCCGCCCATTTTATAGCGGAGCGGTTCATTACCATAAATAATCAGTTGTTTTCACAAGAGGAAGCGGATTCAAGTGTTGACGGGTTTTTACGCAATATTGGTTCTGCGGCTGATTATCTACGAAAGGTTTTGAAAGAAAGCCATAAATTTAATGTGCCGCGTGATGAGCGGCATAAATATATGTTGATTGGCGAATTAGCAAGGTTAAGCGAAACCGCCGCCGCTCTTTCCGAGAACGACGAGCAATTACGGTGGTTTGAACGCGATAAGGAATCAAACGAAATAATATCTCTTTGCGGTCAGCCTAAACGGTTAAATGACAGAATCTATGAAGATTTGTGGAAACGGAGAGTACCGTCGCTTTTGACTTCCGGCACATTATCCGCAAACGGCAATTTTAGCGCGTTCAAGCGGGTTACGGGCTTATATAAAGCAAGCCGCGTTGCCGAAACGGTACAGCCGTCGCCGTATAACTACCGTAAAAATTGCCTGCTCTATTTGAGTAACAAAGTCCCTTATCCAAACCAAAGGAACGCAAATTATATCAACGCCTTAACCGACGAAATAGAACGGCTTATAAGAGCCGCCAACGGTCATACGGCGGTGTTGTTCACAAGCTATAACGTCATGGAACGGGTATTTAAGAAACTCGAAGAACGTAATATACCGTTTCCGTTATTCAAACTGGAACGTAGTACGTCAAACGCAATCGACCGATTCAAGGAAAGCGGCAACGGCGTATTGTTCGCGGCAGGCGCATTATGGGAAGGAATAGACATACCCGGCGACGCGCTATCAATGCTTATTATTGTAAAATTGCCATTCGCCGCACCCGACAAGGTTAGCGAATACGAACAGACCCAATATGTTGATTTCATGGATTATCTCGTAAGCGTTCTTAAACCTGAAATGTTCGTAAAGCTAAAACAAGGCGCAGGGCGGTTGCTCCGGCTTGAAACCGACACAGGCGTTTTAGCCATACTCGACATTCGCGCATACTTCGGAGAACCGTATCACGATGAAATGATTGAGGTTCTGCCGCCTTGTAATATAACGGACGATATTGGCGACATAAACCCATTTTTACGGGAAGTAAAAGATGATGATTTCTTTCTATAAATATAGCTGACCTACCTTGTCCCAACTTGGGACAAGGTAGGCGAAAGGAGAATTTTACTTATGCGAGAGAATACAGATAACAATGATTTAGTGGATATTCGCACCATTACAGTAGACAAGAATTTACCGAAAAATGAGCGGATTACGGAATTTATAAAACAAATCAAAAACCCTTACCGTTTCAAATGCGGAAAATTTATCGTAACTGCCCGATTCACGGAGGGCGGCGCAACATTAGAAGAATGTTTACAACGGTTGATGTTAGCGTGAAAAATCGAACGACAAACTCGACTTTCCCGAAAGGCAGGGTTAAAATTATAGGTGGAAAAAGAGTAACCTTATAATAACGTAAACCCGCACCCCTTGATTTTCGGGAAATTCAAAATTAAGGAGTGCATTAACCATGTTAGAAAAAATCTACAAAGCGGCGAAGTATTTTCGCCTGTCCCATACGGACGACAAAGCAAACGAAAGCGACAGTATCGGAAATCAGCGCAAGCAGATTGACGAGTTTTTGAAAACTCACCCGGAAATCGAAGTTATCGACGAGTATGTGGACGATGGCATTTCGGGAATCATCTTTGACCGCAAAGCCTTCAAAGAAATGATGGCTGACATTGAAAACGGTAAAATAAACTGCGTTATCGTAAAAGACCTTTCGCGTTTCGGACGCGAATATATCGAAACGGGGCGGTATCTCCGCCGCGTATTTCCTGCTTACGGCGTTAGGTTTATCGCTATTAACGACAATATTGATACGCTCAAAGATAGCGGCGACGACCTTGTTGTATCTGTAAAATCCGTTATGAACGACGCTTACTGCCGCGATATATCGGTAAAGACGCGCTCGGCATTGGGCGCAAAGCGTGAAAATGGCGATTTTGTCGGCGCTTGCCCTATTTACGGATATAAGAAAGCTGATGATAACAACAATCAGCTTGTCATAGACGAATATCCCGCAAGTATTGTCCGCGATATATTCCGTATGAAGTTGGACGGCATGAGCGCGTTGAGAATTTCGGAAACCTTGAATAATCTCGGCGTTCTTTCTCCAATGGAATACAAAAAAGACCGTGGCTTACCTTACCCCAAAAAAGGTTTTGCAGACAGAGAGGACGCGAAATGGTCGGCAACGACGATAATCCGTATTCTACAAGACGAAACCTACACAGGGACGCTCATTCAAGGGCGGCAAGGTACGCTTAACTACAAAATCAAAGACCTAATTGACAAACCCGAATCAGAATGGAAACGCACCGAAAACGCGCATGAGGAAATTATACCGAAACATGATTTTAACCTTGTTCAAAAAATAATGCGGCTCGACACTCGCACTGCGCCGGGCGGCGATACGGTATATATTTTTTCCGGTGTTCTGATATGCGGCTGTTGCGGTAATCGCATGACGCGGAAAGCCGTGCCGTATAAGGGCGAAAAGTTTTATTATTACTATTGCCCTACAACAAAAAAACGCGGCTGTACGGACGGCGTGAACCTCAAAGAAACCGAACTCGCCGATTGTATTTTAGACAGCATAAAGGCTTTTGTCGCTAATGTAGCGTCGCTTGAATCCCTTATTGCCGGAAGCGACAGTCAGCATATTATTAACGCTTTGGTAAAACAGTACGCGGAGCAAATCGAAGAAAACAAGCGTCAGCTTGCACAGACGGGAAGTTTTAAGTCTGCGTTGTACGAAAACATGATTAACAACATCATTTCAAAAGATGAATACAAAATACTGAAAGCCAAGTACAACAATGATGAAACCCGACTGCGTAACGCAAACAATACACTCAAAGAACAGCTTGACGAAGTTTTCGCGGGAAAAAGTGAACGCCTGCGTTGGATAGAGCATTTTAAGCAGTTTGACAGCTTAACGGAAATTGACCGCCGCACGGTTGTAAACCTTATTCAGAGCATACGCATTAAAACCAAGACGGAATTGACGATAACCTTTAACTATCAAGATGAATACGAAAACGCGCTTGCGGTTCTCCGAAAGGAGGTCGCTTAATATGGCACGGAAAAGCAGAAAAAATCTTGATAACACGATACCAACCGAAACCATCGGCACATCAGTCGCTTATAACGCGGCGGGTTATGTTCGGTTATCGGTGGAAGATAACAAGAAAAAAGGCGATTCGGTAGATACGCAAAAGGCTATATTGCAAAACTTTATCGCTCTTGCGCCGGATATAAAACTGCATGATTTTTATATCGACAACGGCATTTCGGGTTCGACATTCGAGCGTCCGGCGTTCAAAAAAATGCTTGCCGACGTTGAAAGCGGCGTTATTAACTGCATTATAGTAAAAGACCTTTCGCGGCTCGGACGAAACGCGATTGATACAGGCTTTTATATCGAAAAATATCTGCCCTCGCACGGTTGCCGCTTTATCGCCATAAACGACGATTTTGATACGAACGGCGATATGAATAGTGGCGCAGGCGTAATACTGCCGATTAAAAATATCATAAACGAGGCTTACGCGCTTGATATTGGGCGTAAAATTAAGGCGCAGCAACGTCAAGCGATGAGGGACGGAGATTATGTCGGCGCAAGACCGCCGTATGGTTATCTCAAAGCGCCGGATAATTGCCATAAGTTGATTATTGACCCTTTAACTGCTCCGATTGTACGGCAAGTTTTCGAGTGGTTTCTTGATAACGTAAGCGTGAACCACATTGTACGCCGTTTGAACGAAGCGAAGATAATCACGCCAAGTCATTATAGAAAAGAACTCGGCTTGATAAAACATGAAAATCTCATGGGTAACGGCGCGTGGCAAACCTTTACGGTTACTCGTATTTTAACAAACGAGATTTATACTGGCGATATGGTACAGGGAAAAAGTCAAAGCGTTTCCCGTAAGCAAATAAAGGTTGATAAAAGCGAATGGATTAGAGTACCCGACACTCACGAAGCCATTATAAGCCGTGAAACTTTCGCAAAAACACAGGAACGATTGGACGGTATTACGGAAAAAGAAGCCGCAAAAACGAAAAATCCTTATACGCTGAATGTATTTAAGGGTAAAGTATTTTGCGCTTATTGCGGCGGCAGTATGCACAGGCAAAGAGGGTGGAAACGTAAAAAAACAGGCGAAGAAATGTACGTTTTCTATTGCCTTTCCAACAGCCGTAAGGCTCGCGGTTCTTGCGAATCATTTATGATACCTGAACATGAACTAAAAAATACATTATTCACGATGATACAATCACACGCTGATATTGTTATTGGCAATTCGCTGAAACTGCGTAAAAATTCGGCTGAGATTGATACCAAACGCGAGGAAGTAAAAACCGAACTAACCGCGTTACGGACGGAAGCCGGAAAAAATGGGCGAATGTTTAAGAGTTTGTATGAAAGCCTTGTAAGCGGTCTGATTAACGCCGACGAATACCGCGAAATGCGCGACGGTTACGATAAAAAAATGCGCGATAACCTCGCCCATGCCGCCGAACTTGAAAATCGGCAGACCGAATTTGATAAGCAAGTAGCCGAATACTGCGAATTATCGGACTTAATCGCAGACACCACGAATAGCGGCGTTACAGCGAAAATCATTGAATGTTTGATTGACAGAATAAACATATTTTCTGATAGAAGCATTGAAGTCGATTTTTCGTTTAACACAGGATTTCACATGATAAGCGAGGTGGCGGCGAATGGGTAAATATGTAATCGTTAAATATATCCGCTTATCGCTTGAAGATTCTAAGTATGACAGTTTGAGCATACCTAATCAGCGTCTTTTGCTTGACAGGCATATAGAAGCGTTGGAAATTGACGACGAAATAGAAGTAATTGAATTTGTCGATAACGGCTATTCCGGCGTAAACTTCGAGCGTCCCGGCGTTCAAAAACTTCTCGACCTCGTACAGCAGAGCAAAGTCGATTGTATAATCGTAAAAGACTTCTCGCGCTTCGGCAGGAATATCATTGAAACAGGATATTTTATTGAGATGGTGTTTCCGTTATTCCGTACAAGGTTCATTTCCGTTTCGGACGGGTTTGATTCCAACGGTTTTAAGGAAGATACGGGCGGTATGCAAGTCGCGTTTAAGTTTTTAATGCACGAATATTACAGCCTTGATATGTCTAAAAAAAGCAAGACCGCGAAATACGCAAAGATGAAACGCGGCGAATATCAGAGCGTTATTTGTCAATACGGTTATCGTAAAGGCGCGGACGGACGGCTTGAAATCGACGAGGAAGCCGCCGCCGTAGTGAGGTTGATATTTGAAAAAGCGTTGGCTATGCGTAACGCAGGGGATATTGTTAAGGCTTTGTATGAAAAGAAAATCCCTACACCGGGCGAATACCGTAAGGCAAAGGGTAAAGAAATTCACGATGTATCACGCTGTAATGGGATTTGGCAGCGTTCGTCAGTTTTGCGGATTCTCGAAGATGAACGCTATACAGGCACTTATATCATGGGAAAACGTACTTTAATGGAAGTTGGCGGCACACGGTCAAGGTTGAAACCCGAAAGCGAATGGTTCAAGATACCCGACCATCACCCTGCAATCGTCAACCGCGAACTCTACGATAAGGTACAAGCGGTTATGCTTCATTTCAAATGCCCGAAAAAACCTCGTGAATATACCTTACGGGCAAAAGTCGTATGCGGTTGTTGCCGACACGCCATGCAGATTGCGCCGCGAAAAGAGCGGGCGTTTGTCTGCCGTTACACAAGGGTTAATGAAAACGCCGAATGTTATAAACTCGAAATTGTTGAACAGGAACTTGAAAGCCTGCTGTTTGAGATAATCAACAAGCAGGCGCAAGTTATTTTGAATATTGACGGTTTGGGTGATACGGCAAATTTATCTTTGAAAATCGAACAGCAAACCGAATATGAAAAGCAGATTGAAAAATGCCGTGAGGAAAAATGTAACCTTTATGAGCGGTATGTTCTTCGTCAGTTGGACGCGGAAGCATATAAAAAGGAAAAATCTGTGCTTGACGCAGACTTAACCCGATTAAACCGAGCCTTCGGCGTTTTGAAAAAAGAAACCGCCGTCATGTTAGCGGCGAAAGCGTCTGATGATGAACTGCGTAACCTTGCGGAAAGCGCGATTGGTACAGGGAAGTTAAGCCGTCCGCTTATAGATTTACTCATTGATAAGGTATATGTTTATCCCGGCAATCGGGTAGAAATTAAGTGGAAAGTCGCTGATTACGGGATTATTGACGGGGAGGTAAAGAGAAATGCAAAATAAATTAAGAGTAGCCGTCTATATCCGCGTTGCCCGTGAGGACGACATGGCGATTACTAACCAAGAAGAAATCCTCCGTCGATATGCCGCAGAACAGGGATATACTAATTTATCCGTTTACACGGATAACGGTGTAGTCGGTTTCGGGTTAAACCGTCCCGCATTTAACCGTATGAATGAAGATATAACTAACGGGCTTGTCGATACTGTGATAGTTAAAGATGTTTCCCGTATCAGCAGGAATTATCTTGAACTGCCCGTATGGGTAAATAATATCCGGGA